CGGCAAGCAACTGACGAATGCGTTCGTCACGGTCAAGACGGCCGGCATCCGCGAGCTTGCAGAAAAGCTGGAGATGCTTGGTGCCAAGATGGGCGAGCCGAAGGCGCTCGAGAACTGCGTCAAGCTGGCCGGCAAGCACATTGAGAAGGGCTACAAGGCCAAGATCAACGACGTGACCGGCAATCTGAGTAAGTCGGTTCGCATTTATACGAAGACCTACGATGCGGCTGCCGTGGCGATCATCGGCCCGTGGCAGACCGGAACAGCCGGTGCCACGTCAAAGCAGGCGTCGGGCAACGCGGCGTGGCTCCACGAATTTGGTAGTGACGCCAGAAAGCCTGGGACGAAAGGTCGCCGCACCTATCTGAATGTTCACCAAATGATCAACGGGAAGATGAAGCGGCATTCGTCGGCGAACAATCAGCAGTTCGCGAATATGTCGAAGGGCTACTACTTCTTGATGGGCAGCATCAACGAAGCCACTCGTCAGGCGGGCATGGGCAAGGGGTATCCCCACGACTTCGGCACGACCAACGGCAAGATGCACCCAGTAACCCTGCATCCAGGCGAAACCTACGGCGCGATGCCAGCCCGACACGCGATGGAAAAGACCATCGGAGAGCAGCAGGTGGCCGTGTTCAACACACTGAGGTCGGCAATCCAAAACACGCTAGATAGGCTGGAATCGTGATTATCTCTCCCGAAAAGCACGTTTTTCAGCGTCTGGTCACCACCCCAGAGGTGGCGAGGCTCGTCGGATTTCAGGTCTACCCGATTGCTGTGCCGAAGACTGCCGTCCTGCCGTTCTGTGTCTACAAGAGAAATAACATCACCCGCGAGTCGCACCTGACCGGCCCGATGTTTCAGCCGGTCGTCAGCCTCCAGATCGCGTCGTGGGCGTTGAATTATGACACCGCCCGCGAACTAGGGGACGAGGTTCGATTGGCCTTGGATGGCCGCACTGGCACGCTCTCAGGGGTTACAATTAGTGATATACGGCTCGTGTCGGAGACGGATGACTATCTAGACCCGGCCGCCGTGGGAGCACAACTCCCGCCCGCATATGAAGTTCGACAATTATTTCAGATTCGGTGGCAAGAAGCCACTGAATAAGACTTTAGCGCAAGGAGGCGCACTATGGCCGGTTCTGCTGCGATGGGTATCTTGATCACCTACGCTGGTGCGACCCTCACTGCCACTTCGTTCAATGTCAACGACCAGATCGACAACGCCGATGGATCGCACCTCGGGCAGGCAGTTGGAAGCCGTCGTGAGTATGTGCCGACCTTCGTGCAGCGAGAAATTTCTGTTGATTACATCGGAACCACAATCATCACTGCGCAAAGTGGCGCGGTTGCCATCAGCGGCCCCGTCTCCTTTTCCGGCAACGGCACGCTCACGGCATCGACGATCAGCGGCTCTGTCGGCGACCTCATCAAGGGTAGCCTTACCATTCGAGTGGCCTAGTCGAATAGGCGGGGATAGCAATGGCTGGAGTCACCGCGCAGGGGGCGAGCTTTTCGTTTCTAGGTTTCTCAGGCACTATCACCGGACTCTCGGTGCAAACCCCCGCGGCCCAAGTCACAGACATGACGGCCGTCGCAGATCAACTGGGCTACAGCGTTATTGTGCCAACCGGCGAGTGGGCCGGAGGCACCATCACGGTGGACTTCTTGACCACAAACGCCGACCCACAGGGGCTTGTGAGAAAAACGGGGCAACTGGCATTCTCGTCCAGTGGCTACAGCATTTCTCGCCGTGTTATCTGCGAGTCGGCATCTGTGTCCGCGCAAGTGAATGATGTCATTCGCGGTTCGTGCAAGTTCTTAATGACTGACTATCAAGGCAATTAGCCGGCAGGATGCCGACGCTCACTCATTCTTGGAGCAGATAGACATGGCACTTGACCGTAAAAGCATCCTGGCCGCCGACGACGTTCGTAAGGAAAAGATCGCTGTTCCAGAGTGGGGCGGCGACGTTTTTCTTCGCGTTCTTACCGGCACCGACCGCGACCGTTTCGAGGAGAGCTACTCCGAGCAGAAGATGAAGGCGTTCCGCATTCGCTTCCTTCTGCTGGCTCTCTGCGACGAGGCTGGTCAACGACTCTTCGCAGACGACGAAGGCGACGTGCTCGGCAAGAAGTCGTCGGTCGTGATCAATCGCCTCTTCGAGGCCGGTTGGAAGCTAAATGCCTTCACCCAGGAGGCAGTGGATGGCCTGGGGGAAGATTCGCCCGCCGCCCCGAGCGGCGATTCTACTTCCGCCTAGCAGCCACTCTCGGCATGAGCGTCAAGCGGCTGCTTCAGGAAATGGACAGCAAGGAGATCGCCGAGTGGTACGCATATGACCAGCGATGGCCGCTGCCAGACCCGTGGGGCCAGACGGCCCGACTGTGCAGGGTGATCATGGCTTCGTCGGGGAACTACAAAAAACACGACATCCCCGACGAGGCCGCGTTCATCCCGAGCGTTGTTAAGGCCGAGCAGACCGAACAGCAGATGATCAACGAACTAATGAAGCTGACCGCACCGATACCAGGGTGAAACGATGGCAAACGGCTATCTCGGCAAAATCAGTGCTATCGTCTCGGCGAATACGGCCGATTTTGATAGCAAGCTGAGTAAGTCTGCCGCCGAGGTGCGGAAGTTCGCCGGCAGTATGCAGGGGTCGCTGACATCCGCGCAAAGCGGATCAGCGTCTGCGCTGAACGGAATCTATACCAGCGCTCAGAAGCTTGAGCGGGCTTTGCAAGCGGTCGCTTCGCAAAAGCTGTCATTTAAAGGCTTCCAAGGCCCAGACCTACAGTCCGCAGTCACGCGGATGCAGGGTTTGTATTCCGCGGCAGAGCAGGTAAATAAGCCTCTTTCTAACGCCGTAAAGACGTTTGGAAGACTGGCTATTTCCGTGCAGGGCGAGTTCAACCCCGCACTTCAGTCGGCGCAGGCTGCTGCCGAGAAGCTTGCTGACACAATAGACAGGACTGGAACAGCATCCGTCGATCAGTTTTCTCGAGTCGCGCGTCAAGTTGAGTTCACGACGGCTGCGATGAAAAGGATGGAAGAAGCCGGAGCAATGGTTTCTGGCCTCGCCACTGGTCAAGAGCTTCGATTCCAGCGACCCGAGATGGTTTCTGAGATGCAGCGCTCGGCGAGCCTACAGTCTCAGGCTGCTCAGATGTCCCCTGGAGCAATGGCGAGCAATGGAATTGCCGGCCTTGTTTCTCAGCAGCGAGCCGCAGCCGTGGAGACGGAGCGTCTCGCCGCCGCATTGGAGAACGAAAGACTTCTTGTAAACGGAAACGTCGAGGCAGCGACGGCGGCATACCAGTCGCAGCTTGCCGTCCAGCGTGGGCTAAACGACGAAATCGAACGGCGGGTAGGCGCAGAAGCCGCCGCGGCTGCTCGCACGGTGGCCGCCGCAGAAGGTGAAATAGCAGTTCTTCAGCGAAGGCAGCAGGCATCAAAGGCCGCCGAGGTCGAGCGGCAGGCGCAGGCACAGCGTGTCGCCGATAGCGAGCTAGCCAACCTACAGAGGGTGCAGCAGGCATCAAAGGCCGCCGAGGTCGAACGGCAGGCGCAGGCGCAGCGGGTCGCCGACAGCGAGCTAGCCAACCTACAGAGGGTGCAGCAGGCATCAAAGGCCGCCGAGGTCGAACGGCAGGCGCAGGCAAAGCGTAGGGGTGAAGGCGAGATTGCAACGCTAATACGAAGAGAGCAGGCGGCGAAGGCAGAGGCGCTTGGTGGTGACAGTGGCGTCAACTTAGGGCTGGACATTGAATCTCCTCGCCGCCAACTCAGCGTGCTCGAGGGCAGCATCACCTCTCTCAAGAGCAAGATCGACACCCTACCCGAGCCGCTTCGAGCACGTTTTGTCCCAGCTATCCGCGATGCCGAGAGGGAGTTTATCCGGCTCTCGACGGCGGCTGTGCCTATGGGCAGCGAGATTGAGTCTGCTCGCCAGAGGCTCGTTCACTTGACGCAGGACGCAAACCGCGCGGCGGCGGCGATGAACTTCGCCGGCGCGTTTGGTGGTGAGGGCGTCTCGGGCATCAATCTCGGACTTGATCAACGTGCATTGCAGGGCTACGGCGCACAACTACAAATCTTGCAAGGAGCCATCGGCAGGGCCAGCGCAGAGGCTAGAGGCCCAGCAGTAGAAGCGTTCAACAGGCTTCGCAACGCTGTGGCGACAGCGTTTGACGAGGGCAGCATAGATAGTGCTGCCGCGCGTGCGAATATTGTGGCACTGCGAGCCGAGGCGATAGCCGCCGCAGCGGCCGTTTCAAGGATTCGTGTGAGCACGCTTACTAGGGAGATCGGCCGCGCGGGGGATATCGGCAGGCAAGGATTCGATAGGTTCTCTTTGGCCGTCAACCAAGGCGCGTATGTTGTAGATGACTTTTTGTCGTCCACAGGCGGGCTGGAGCAAAAACTGCGCGCGATTGGAAACAACGTGACGCAACTGGGGTTCGTTATTGGAGGCACTACTGGGCTGCTCGTCGGCCTGGGTGCCGTGCTTGTGGGTCAAGCCGCTGTCGCGATTGTCCGATGGATCAACAACGGCCAGACTGCGGAAGATAAGACGAAGGCGCTGAACGACGCTCTGGAAAAACAGAAGAACGTCGTTAAGGAGTTGGCAGAAGCGTTCAAGTCGCTCGGCGACTCTATGTCTGCAAACACTTTCTCAGATGTCGGGAAGGCAGCCCAAGACTTTGCGAAGCGTCGTGCTGAAATAGAAAAGAAGCAAAGAGAGGCGAGAAACGCGCGTGTCGCAGACCTTGATCCTGTAGTGCAGCGGGAACGAGCGCTGCAGAACACATTGCAGGGAAAGATTGAAAGAGAAACAGACATTGGTCGCCGTATCGCCTTGACACAAGAATTGGCCGCTTCCAGGAGAAGAGAGAAACGGCGATCTGATTTTTTAAACGACATCTCTGACCCAACGGGCGACGTTGCTGAATCGACAATTAGGCGGGCGGCTGCACGTCAGCGCCGGGCGGGTTCGGATGACAGTGTCGTTGAAGCTGTGACACGTTCAGCGGACGGGATTGATTCAGGCAGTTCGGCCGATGCGATTGCATCTCAGATGAGGGCTGTGGACAGAGCGATTGCAGCATTGCAACGCTCGTCAGCCGAGACGTTCCTTGGGTTTCAGACGCCAGCGGCAATCGCAGCAAACGCCTCAATTGTAGAGTTAGCCACGCTGTCCGCACGGCTCGCCAACGCTCTCAACGGGATCGTGGATGGCATTGCGTTGGCTGTTCTTGACTCGTCTCGCGGTGCCGCAGAAACACTTCGCAACGCCCAAGAGGAGGTCGCGGAGGCAATAAAAGCTGGCCTGCCTGGAGCCAGACTGTTTGGAGTCGCGCTAGACAAGAACGCCAAGGCTCTTGAGGAAGCCTACGAGAAGCTAGAGAAAGCCGCAGAAGAAGAAGACGCAACAAAAAAGAAGACGCTTGTTGACGAAGCAAAAGCAAAAATTGAGGAGCTAAAAACACAGCGAGATGAAATAGAGAAGCGTGCCGGCGATCTCCGTTATGAACGCATTGTTGAGCCGCAGCGGCAGATGGACGCCAGGGCCGAACGAGTCGGCGCTAACCTTGATGTTGCGCAATTGCCAGACGGCCAACTTGCTCGTCGAATGCGTGAGATTGAAGACAAGCGGGAGACGATTCGGCAGCAGGCAGCAAAGCAAGAGAATCAGAACCCGATGGCACAGCGACTCTTTGAGGAGTCCGAAGCCGCACTCAGCGCCGAGATTGCAGCCATCGAAGCGGCAACGCTGGCACTGAAGAAATTCTCCGAAGCACTGGTTCGCGCTTCAAATGAGGCCGCCGGCAACCTGAGTTCGGCACAGCAGGCCGCAGACGAGGCCAGGCGAGCCGACCTCCGAAACAGCACACCAGAGACGCGCGCTGACCGAAAACGGGCCGAGGAAGACCTTGATCGACAGCGTCAAACGGAGAGAAAAGCCCAGCAGGACATTGCGAATCAACGAGCTAAAGACGAAGAAGATGTGCAGCAGGGCGAGCAGCTAGTCAAAGAGCAACGCGAAATTGCGCCGAAGGCGCAGTCAGCGATGGAAGCTCGGGATGCGATGATTGAAGCTGCACGCGAAATGCGAGACGCTGGAATAAGGCAAACTGGGAGCTTTAGTGGCAATGCCGCCGCGGCCAGGGCTGCCGGCCGCGAAGATATCGCTCTCCTGCAAGAAAAAGCCGAAAAGGCCGCAAACGACGCGAATGCTGTTCTGGGTGGGCCTTGGGAAAACCTCTGGGACTCCATAGATGCGGCTCTAGCGCAGGCCGAGTTTCTTGCGGGACTAGCTGAGAACACGTTCGCCGATGAATACGCACGCATGCGCGAAATCGACGAGCAGTTGAAGAGCGGCTCGCTCTCGGCGAACGAGCAGCAGCAACTACGGGCAGAGCGAGCCTCTCTGGAGGACAAGGTTGAGCCAGATGTTGAGATGCGGCGAAAGAGGGCTGAGAAAGCAGTCGAGGCCAGCACTCAAGAGGAAGAGGTGCGCAAGTCTGCTGAGAGAGGCCGCGAGCTACGGAGGACTCAAGAAGAAAGATTTGCCGAAGAGACGATGAATGGCTTGCAAGACATTCGACATGCTTACGCAAGAGACGCCGAGAACAGCAACGGCATCATTGACCTAGTCGGTTTGAAGGCGGCAGAAGATCGTTTCATGGAAGAGCGTGCCAAGGAAGAGCGTACCGCAACAAGCACTGGTCGTGGCCGCGAGGCATTCCTAAACGACCGCGAGCGGTTCTCCCGAGACATACGCGAGGGTATCGTCAAAGACATGACCGCAGGAGCCATCGATCAGGCAGGACTTATGAACATTCAAGGTCGCCGTGGCTTACTTGAAAAGGGGATTCAGAATCAGATGGAGCAAGTCGCACCGATGCTCCAGGGTTTCGAGGAGGAGCGGCAGACGGCGCGAATCCAAGGCCCGTCTCGAGCCGCCCTTCAAATGACAGACGTTTCGACGAGTCAAGGAGCCGCGGAACTGACTCGTCTTCTTAGGGGCGACGATTCGGCGAAGGACGTGAACCTAGCCGAACTCAGAAAGCAGACAGCAAAGTTCGATGACCTCATTCAAGCCGTGAAAGACGCAAACCCAGGCGTCCTGCTGTAATCATGCCAAAACTAGTTTCAGAACTCTCGCAGGGCAATGCTTTCGGACGAAGCTCCGATGGCGGCGGTTTGGCTGACCAAGCCACTCGAAGATGGAAAGTGCTACTCAATTCTCCCGGCGAGAATTGGGACATTTTCGATGCTGTCGGCGTGAGCATCGGCGACACCTACAGCGAACAAAACCCTATCCCGTGCGTGAGCGTATCGGCAACTCACGACGGCGACAGCCGCGTCGTCTGCATCGTCACCGCCGAGTACCGAACCAGCGCAGGAGCGTCTCCGAATTCCCCCGATCCAAAGTCGCTACAGCCGGAAGACCGTCCTGCGATGTATTCGATGACCACGTCGCTGACTGAAATAGCAGCGTGGGCCGGCAAGAAGGTCACCGAAGGTGTTTCAGGCAATTGGGCACCTGCGGTCAACCCAGTAGGCGATATGTATGACGGAGTAACAAGGCTTGAGCCGGTCGTGACAATCAATATCGACCAGTATTCCCAGACAGACCAGAGTTCAATGCTGGAGTATTGCGGATATGTCAACAGCGATTCCTTTATGTTTAGTGAACTAACCATAGCGCCTCACTGCTGTATGCTTCAAGGTGTTTCTTCAACCGCTGTCGTCGAGCAGTTCAACAAACAGACGTTCCGAGGATTTAAGGTTTCATTCAGCTTCGCCGTCAGAGGACACTGGGCGTTTGTCAAAGGAAACTTTGAACCCATCGGCTGGGATATCGCGCTGCCGCAGACTGGAATCAATATCAAGAACGACGGCTTGGGTAGGCAGGATGTTGACCAGAACGCACTTACCCTTGAGCATAAAAATGGGAAAGTGGTAG